GTGTAAATTTACCTGCGTCCATAGCTACTGGTTGTGCGCCCCCCTTACGATTACGATTACGTCTAGATCCACCAGTCTTTATACAGGCTTGATTGAATGCGCCAGCCGCATATGGCGTCTGAATTGTTAATCCAGGTACTGGGCTGGGGGCTTTAAAGGTCATAAAATCATTGGTGTATCCAGCTGTTGGAGCATAGTATCTCATTGAGTCGGCATCGCCTACACGTACAACTGGGAAATTCGCAGAAGATAGAGCACCTAATGGAGAAGAGCCGCCGCCCATTAATTTTCCTGTAACATATGGTGGTGTAAGAGGGGCTGTAGATAGACCTTGAACATTATTTGGATTAGGATTTAGAGCGTCATAAGTGCCTGTTTCACAAGGAATACGACCAAAAGGCGCTGGAGATGTACCAACACCGTTTGCCGGATTTAGAGGACCCATTCCAGGGAAGAATCCGTAACGACCGCCTTTTTGTGTTAAATTGGAAGCATCTGCCGATTTAGATAATTCTACTATAGGCATCAGTGGTGCACCATTAACTGGCACACCTGGCATACTCATTACTACATTTGGCTGTGCTACACTTCCGCCAGCACCGGTAGTATCAGGAAAATCACCTGGTTTAGGGGTTACACTGCCTGAGACTGGGGGTAGATTAGGATTAGGTACTGGTCCACTAAAGGCTTCATAAGCAGAAGCGACGGCAGGCATAGCCATACCTCCATATGATTTGCGATTTCTATTACGACGTTTACCACCACTTAGACCGGGTAGGCCTTTAGGGGTGTAATCAAATATATATCCAGGGCGAATGGAGTGAGGATTGCCAGTACAATCCTTACCAGGGCCTGAAAAGGGTACATGAATTTGATTACCAGGGCTTACAGCTATTTGATTAAAGGTGCCCTTTCCTAATTCAGACCATCCTCCACCATTACGTTTGGTTCGTCTTGCCGGTCTCTTTTTTCTTTTTGAGACACGATGTCTTGTCATCCTAGTATATAGTCATTTTTTATGCTACTAAAAGCCATTCACATATTCTTATGAAAAAAGAATGAAGCCGTTGTAATCGGCGTATCTTCTGGCATAATACGCAGAACCTGATATTTATTAAAGTTTTCATTCCATTTTACCTCCACAGGTATAAATGGTTTATTAGTAATGGCTTTACGAATATCAAGCGACAAATCAAGCGTAGAAATAGACGCCACGCCTAGATTGACATTTTCTTGGGATAAAAGGGTATATGTGTCAGGTAAGACAGCTTTAGAATATGGTTCAATAGCTGCCACTAGAATATTAAGAATCTCCGTACCACGTTTAATAACAGGGGCAATAAATTCAACTGGTTTATGTTCAGGAACAGTTATAACGTCTTTCCAATACCAGCGAGGTTGTTTAGAGTGATTCGGTTGAATAATCCAGTAAATAGCCGCATCATATTGAAGGGACCATTGATTAAGAGGAATCGGATTTACAATACGAGGTTTAAATGCGAGTAATGGCTGGTCAGGGGGTAGACTTTGCCAAAAATTACGTAGTTTTCCCCATCGTTCCTCAAAAGTCATATTACTCCATAGATCTTTCCCCTCAGATACAATAATATCCTCAATTTGAAGGCAGTCCTCGCCTGCTAGAATATTGGCCAGGCATACAGTAGCACCTTTTTGGCAAAAGTTAGGCGGTAGAAGCCAGCGAAAAGTCATACCCTCTTGCCGCTCAGAATACCAGATACACGGGGCAAATCCCTCCATGAAAATTAAGAATCCCACAGGACGTTTATCAAACTTGGGCCAAACCCAAACCGTGCCTGAAGAGAACGTGGGTTTAGCACGAGCGAAAGGCATATGAATCTCAACGCGTTCATTAAGGAATGGAAATCGTTTAAAAAGAGATTCAATGGCCGAGATATGATCATTATCTAGGCGACGGAATCGTGGTACTTTTTGTTTCTCAAATTGAGGTACAGTGCTATGGACAGATTTGCTCATCATTTTATATTTTGGTCTATATATTAGACGTTATCGGGCTTTAGATTCTCTATTACCATTTCTTCAGGGTGAAGTTCATAATATATTTTCTCCATTTCATTAACTGTGGCATGGATATCTTCATATAATGGAACAAGTCTATCTTTAATATGTTCTATTGGAAAATCCCACCACTTATATTTGAGTAGTTTTTCAATAATTTCAGGAGGAAATCTATATTTAACTACACGCGCCGGATTTCCCACAGCTACAGCATATGGAGGGATTGATTTTGCTACTACTGCGTTTCCTCCTATTACCACACCATGTCCAATATCAAGACCTGAATAGATTGTTACATTAGAACCAATCCATACATCATTTCCAATTTTTGGAATTGGTTTTTCAAATGCTTTAATAAATCTACAACCAAGTAAATGTACAGGATAGCTTGTAAAGCCCTCCATGCGATGATTACCATTAAGCATAAATTTTAGGCCACCACCAATTGAACAAAATTTTCCTGTTGTAATTGTTCCAGTCATCCCCCATGCGCCAAAATCAGTTGGCTTTTCTCCATATGAATGAGGACCAAATACAAAATCCATTATATATGTATAATTATACTGATTACCTTTTTAGGTCTTTAAAAAGAAGAATAGCTTTTATCGGAGAAAGTATCGTTGGCATAAATGCCTGGCATAAATTCTCCCCCACCTTGTATAAAATCTGGATTCATCTTCTGAGAATTATCTGATGTTACTTGTATGCTATTACTCGCAATACCTGCTTCAACTGCGATTGATGTATTATTATTTAGCGGGGGCGGGCGGAAAGATCTTTCAGGGTAACGTAGATTTTCAGGAATATCTGAACTTTCTTGTTGTTCATAATAAGGATCCTTTGGAGCAGGATCACCATAAACTACCGATTCACCTTCAGGTGCTTCTTGACTAGGAGAATTAGGACCGGAAGGCATAACAACACGTGAAGGGTATATTGGAGCCTGGCGAATTTCAATTGAAGCTGGGGCGGGCACTTCAAATGTTTCTGTATTTTTTGTATTAGAATCCAATGATGGAGATGGTTCAAAAACTTTATCTTTAATTAAAAAGTAAAAAACAAATCCTACAATTAGAACTCCAAATATATAGATATATGAATTCATTCCTCTTTTTCATCTCGTGAAAATCATATTTCCAATTCAACATCAAGATTATTATTTTATTTCAGTATCGTATATATTATAATTTTTAATTATGTAGTCGCATTAAGTACATAATTAGCATGATTAGCCGGTAAACTGTACTTAATAAGAAATTCGTGAAAATTTAGTTGAACATTTTGCGGATCAAGACTCACTTTAGATTTTTGATGTTTTGAATTATGTGGGGTTGTTTGATTTATAGACTTTTGACTTATAGACTGTTGACTTATCCACTTTTTAATATTAATATGCTCAGCCTTTAAAGACTCTTCGCTATATTCTATTTCAGCATTTTTTGTAAATCGCATCCATTCTCCAATCATTTCAAGAGTTCCCATCGTATCTGATTTTATCATTTCATAAGGTACATAGCTTACTTCAAGTAAGTCCGCTCCAACCCAATCTTGTGGCATATTTTTAGTATGAAAAGTAATTAATAAATCATTAGATTCAGAAATTACAATTTGATCAAGATAGATATAACTTTTAGAATTAGAGCAAGATTCATTTTCTTCTAATACCCAATTAGCTCCAGAATAAATTCTAATCATTTTCTTTGATGTATTGGAAGTAGCAGCCTTCCATATAAAAATTGACGGCATCGTGCGTATCCTATATAATAGACGCAACAGGGATTTAAGCATCGTCTGTGTGCTTAGTCTATCCAGGAATGCCCTCTCTTTCCACAATTGTTCTATCAATTAAGGGCGAGGCTCGTAAAGCAAATCTAACACTTAATGAAGATAGCAGTCTACCAATTGAAAGTCTACAAAAATATTTTAAAAAAAAGGATGAACCAGAGAGTATTTGTTGTTATGATTATGATAATAAACATATTTTCATATTTGGATATAAAAAGGGTAAAAAAGGAACTGAAAATAAAACAGAGCTACCAGAACCCTATTCTGATGTAGTCCTATTTGGTGATGCCATTGTAGTTGTCGCACAATCAAAAAACTGGGAGAATCCAATTCCATATACAGTGGATCAATGGAATGTATTTATGATTGGAGCTGATAAAGAAAAGGATGATGAAATAGATAATGAGGAGCAATCAGACGATGAGGATGAAGAAGAAGCAGAAGCCGAAGAATTTGAAGAGGATGAAGTTGAGAAAAATTCTATTATTGAAGAAGAAATAGAAGAGGAAGAGGAGGAAAAGCCAGTAAAACGTAAGCGCGCCGCCGCATATAATAAAGTTGATACAGCAGGACTCAAAGAAGATATTTCAATTGAATCTGAACCTGAAACAAATAAGATAAGATTGCTTTGTATTTCCAATCTTAAATTCCTTGAGGATAAGTTTTCAAAAGAGGATATTCGTCTTCTTGAAAAGGGAATATTTGAGGCAGCTTTTAACTTTGCTCTTAAAAATCACGTAGCGCGTAGTTGGAAATCTCTTATATTTATTGAAATTTATCGTGAGATTGTTCGGTCTGTATTCAGTAATATTCATCCAGATAGTCCAGTTAAAAATCGTCGTCTACTTACACGTGTAATTGATGGCGAGTTTCCTCTATATACAATTACATCTATGTCATCATATGAAATGTTTCCAGAAAAATGGTTTGAACTACGTGATAAACAACTACAGAGGGAGCAAAAGATTCTTGAAGGAAATAAGAGTCGCGCTACAGATCAATTCAAGTGCCGTCGCTGTTTAAAACGCGAATGTACGTATTATGAGCTTCAGACGCGCTCGGCAGATGAACCTATGACAATCTTTATCACTTGCCTCAATTGTGGTAAAGAATGGCGTCAGGGTGGTTAACACGTATAATATAATTAAAAATATAATAATATATTTTTTATGTATCAATTGTATTTACTTTTAATTGAATACCAAAATGTTGATTAATACGTCGCCGCTGTTCTTCAGTTGGAATTAGGCGATTTGCCTCAATATCTCTAAATGTATTTCTAGGGAAAGAGCACTTAGTATCAGCCTTTATTTGACTTAGTGAGAGTTCAATTCTTTTACGAATAAGTGCCTGTAGTGATTCAGGAGTTACACGTTTTTTAGGGATAGGTTTATCAGAAATCTCTAGTTTAGCCATTTGAATCTTTTCGTCTTTTTTATAATCACGAGGCTGAATATTGTGATTTTTAGAAGCTGTACGACGGCGAAATGTTACAGGTGTCCAATCTTGACAATCCATTTTCTATTAGCTGTGTATTATAACCATAATATTTTAAGTCAAATTTTTATTTCTTAGAACTTAATAAGTTAAATTAACATGTCTACAACCGTTAAAAAATTAATAAATATTCCTGTTTCTATATCAATATTACACAAACAAGAATACAAAAATTTATATATGATGCTTATAGTTAAAAATAAATCATCAAAACGCCGGGCCTTTAGTGAAAAGAATAATGATAATTCTGATGATATAATGGATGAAATATGTTATGTAAATCAATCACGTATTAGTGATAGACAGTTGCGTCGTAATACTTTAAAGAATTAATAAATCTGCTAACCGCCAATATTCAAATTGTCCATTCGGTAGCGGACGTTTAATAATAAATGGGAGACGTTTTTGTTCAAGTTCTAATCTGGCAATATCGCGTACATCGGTAATATGTTTTGGTACTGCGATAAATGCGGCAGAACCCCTACTTATTTGATTCGCACGAAGACCAATAATTTTAGTCTTTTCAAAGTTTGTTAAGAATGGATAAGTCCGGTGATTAGAATCAGTCTTATCTCCACCAGGAGGTACATATTGTAAAGGAATCTTGGGAATAACTTGCTCAATATAATCTAAATTACATTCTGGATGCTGCTGATATAGACGCTTGAGTTCTGGTTTTACTTCGGGGACACCTTCTTCTACCTCAACTTCAGCTTCATTATATTCCTCATCCCATTCC